GGTCGCTGCCAACTATTTTTATTCTGTTAAGTATTATATTTTTTGGCGGGTATGCAGCAACGTTTGGACAAGTACTAAAGGCGCTGCTATGAATATCGAAAACTACGGCGGGCGCAGGTTTATCATGACCATGGGTTGCGGCGTAGTGGCAACTGTATTGCTTTGGTTTGGTAAAATATCTGGCAGCGAGTTTGTTACGCTAATCACTCTAACTGTAGTACCCTACATTGGGTTTAACACTCAACAAAAAATACAGGGCGCCAAAGAATGACAGCAGCAATTGAAATCAGCGGGCGAATGCTAAAAAAAGAAGAAGGTTTTCGCGCTAAGGCGTATTATTGCTCCGAAAATTTCCCAACGATTGGCTATGGTGAAAAGATTGGCGACAAATACGAGCCGCTTCCAGGCATTGAAACAACCGAGCCGCTAGCCTACCGCAAAATGATCGGCATGGTTGAAGTAAACGAAAAAAAACTTCTAAACAATCCTGATTTATACCGCTGCTATTTCCATCTCAATGACGCACGCAAAGCGGTTATGCTGTCAATCGTGTATCAAATTGGGATCTACGGCCTATTGAAGTTTAAAAAGCTGCTATCGGCTTTAGAGGTGGCGTCCTACGGCAAAGCAGCAGATGAGATGCTGAACTCACTAGCCGCGCGCCAAACTCCAGCAAGATGGAAGCGCAACGCCGAGCAAATGAGATCAGGGGTATTGAATGAATTTTACCAATGTTAAACTAGGGTTATACGGCGTCCTAGCTGTTGCAATATTCGGCCTAATCCTACGCTTTGACTACTTGAGCGAAAAAGTAAAATCGCAAAAAGTTGAAATTGCACAAAAAACCGAACAGCTAAACGCAATAAACGAAACGCTGGAATCAGAGCGCGAGGCATTGCGTGTAGCAACCGAAAACCGCGCTAAATATTATTTAGAACTGGAGTCCAAAGAAAATGAAATCAAAGCTCTTCGCTATCGTGTTGATTCTGGTGTTGCCAAGTTGCGCGTCAAAGCAACGTGTCCCAAGCTGCCCACCACTTCAACCAATACCGCAGGACCTGTTACAGAAAGTCCCGAACTTGACCGAGACGCTAGATCAGCTTATTACGCCCATCTAACGCAAATAGCAAAAGCTGACTCACTATTAAAACTATGCGTAAAAACTTTGCAGGATGACCGTAGATAATGGCCGGAACAATTGAAATAAATAATTTTCCATACAATCTATTAACTGGTGACTACAGGTCAGACGGAACATCTCCGCCAGATGACCCGCCAGAGTCTGGCGGTAACACTGCTATGTCATACTACGCGCCCAATGGATTTAATACAGCAAGAAAAATAGTTATAAGCTCGGAAACATTAACTTTTACTGAGCCTGACTACGTTAACTTTTTAGGTTTTGGTCTTGGTTGGATGTACATTAACCCGATAGGGACGCCTCTATCTAACCACACGAACAACACGCTGCACGGTGTTAAATCTGTTGATTATGAAAATAATGCACATGGATTTCAACATTATGAAATTTATAGTGCTTTAATGAAATGTGTAGATGATTTTTCTTCTGATTATATGATTTTTGATGGAATGATTTATGGAGAAGTAGAGCGAAAATATTTTATTTCAAAATATAACAAATTTGAATGTAGTCTTATATTTGGAAACTGGAAGAAAGCGCAAAATTATGTAAGGTTTAAATCGTACAGTAAATGAATCCTATTTTCAACTACTACGAAGCGGATATCAAACGTAGCACTCCATTAGGTAGTGTTACGCTTGAATATCTAATTAATGCGATTAGGACACCTAAAAAAGATATCCGCAATGTATTTGAGGAGATAAGGATTGCAGAGGAAAATAAAGACATGGCCAAAAAGCAAGCATTGAAGTCAAAGCTATACTCATTTACTCCATGTGTTTACGTTAACGGGCCGCGTAAGTATTCCAACATTCAACATTGGACTGGCTTACTTGTTTTAGATTTTGACCATTTGGAAAGCGATGTGGCAGTTGAATTCAAAGAGTATCTTTTTAACGAATACAAATACATAATAACCGCGTGGCTATCCGCTTCGAGGCATGGTGTTAGGGCTTTAGTTAAGATTCCGATTTGCACTTCAGTTGATGAATTTAAACAATACTATGCAGGCATCGAGCGACACCTTAACTGTTATAATGGTTTTGATACAGCACCAAAGAACTGCATTTTACCGATGTTTATAAGTTACGATGCCGATATCTTACACAGAAACGATGCGCAAACGTGGTCAACAAAACACATTGAAATTGTTAGGCCCGCAGTAAAACAGTATATTGTTGATGATAAAACTTCAACAATTGAACGTATTATTGCAAAAAAAATAAACGTAATTGTTGACAATGGTCATCCCCAATTGAGGGCCGCAGCTTACTTAATGGGTGGTTATGTTGGTGCTGGTTATATTGACCAACAACATGCTATTGATGCAATGCAACAAATGATTGATGGCAACGGTTATCTATCGCAAAAGGCATCAATATACAAGCAAACAAGTAAAGAAATGATTAACAAAGGAATTACACAACCAACTTATCTAACAAAAGCATGAGCGACAAATTTAAAAAACCTGAATCAAACCCGCTTTTAAACGCGGTGGATTACTTCAACTTCTTTGGCTCATTTGTGTCAATATTTGAGGGCATAAAACAATGCAATGTAAAATCTGAAACGGAAGTATGTTTACTTAATCCCGATAGTTTAGATCCGCAGGAACTTAACAAACCGACTTTCATTCTCAATAAGTTAAACACTATTGATGTGATGAAAAAAAATAGTTACCGACTTGGTGTTGGGGCCAAGGTTTCTAAATTTATGGTTTTAGCCGCGGTTAAATTCCAAGGCGATTCATTCGCTGCAATGTCTTATGTTAATTTTGAAATAATGAAATCCGATATACCTTATATTAGGGTGGGAACTGATTACTTTAAAGTTATAGCCAAAAAAGACAGATACAAATCGGAAAACACTTTGTTAAAACCTTGGAAAAAAGATGAAATAAAACAAGACCATGGCAAACAATTACTCGGAATGATTTACAAGTTTGATGACTTTACTATTTACCCCGACAATGTCGAATATACTCCAGTGCTTAACAACTGTTATAACCTTTACGCAAAGTTTGCGCATAAATTCGTTATTGATGAGGTAAACGAAAATGATATACCTGTTACCATGGGATTGATTAATCACATATTTGGTGACCAATGGGAGCTTGGTTTGAAATACATGAAAATCCTTTACGAAAATCCGCGCCAAATATTGCCAGTATTAGCTTTGGTTTCAACGGAGCGCGAAACGGGTAAAACAACTTTCTTAAATTGGATTCAAATGTTATTCGGTGAAAACACTACCTTAATTAATCCAAGTGACCTTACAAGCAACTTTAATGATGCTTACGCGACAAAAAATATTATTATGATTGATGAAACGACAATTGATAAACAACACGCAATCGAAAAGTTAAAATCAATAGCAACTGCCAAAACAATGTCGGTTTCACAAAAGTTTGTTAGTCATTATAGTGTGCCATTTTTTGGCAAAGTTATTTTTTGCACCAACAAAGAATCGGACTTTATGAGAATTGATGAAGAGGAAATTCGTTTTTGGGTGCGCAAAATTAAACTTATCAAAGGCGCAAAAAACACTAACATCGAAACCGATTTGTTTAATGAGATACCAAAGTTTCTTAAATATCTTATGCAACTTCCTGCAATAGACTTTAGCAAGTCGCGTATGGTTTTTACCAAGGATGAAATCTTAACCGAATCATTGCAAGTTGTTATGGAGGAAAGCAAAGCTTGGATGCGTAAAGAAATTAAAGAGTTATTTCAGGATTATTTTGATAACAATTCTGGTATTGAATTTATTGAAGTTACTGCAAAAGATATTAAAGATCTCGAAACATCTATTAAATCCGCTTTAAGTAGCAATGTTGATTTACAACAAAAAATATTGAACCTCGGAAATGATCGCTATAATCAAATGAAATTGATTACAGCAGAGATTAAAAACCAAGGAATAGCTCAAAGAACGCTTCAAAAAATATCTTCAGATATATCAACACCAGCATATAAAATGGGTGTTAGAGGAACTAATCAAGGATTAGTGGTTAATCCGCCAAAAGCTAGTGCTGCTGGAGGCTATATCCCAGCTTTTGCAGAAGAAAAGAAAAATATACAAAAAGGAGTTGGCGGTGCAAAATCTGGAGACAAACCAGTAGCTCTTCAAAACTTTAATTTTGGTGGCGGCAAAAAAGGATCTATTGTTGCTCATACTGGCGAATACATTGTCCCTAATTTCGGCGGCGGTAGTGGTTCTGCTATTTTTAATCGCGACATGGTGCGAAAAATGGGCTTGCCAGAAGGAGCCAAAAAGATAAATGCCGCTGGTGGTTTTGTTCCCAATTTTGCAGAACCCAAATCAACAAAAATACCGAAAGAGGGCGCTCCAATTAGCGAATTCCTTGATTATTTCGGTAA